GAAAGCGATGTTCTCGACAAACACGCAGCAGGCAAACGTACCAACGACACCCTTTTGAATCTGCGCTCCATCAATCCTTTGGAATGGGAAGAAGTCGCCACCCACGTTATCGAAAACTTCGATAGTGTTGCGGTTCAAGGCATAGACTTCGTTGCGTAGCTTCAACAAAGCCACCACGGGATCTGGGTCAACCTCTGACGAACCATACTTCAAAGGGTTAACTTGCGTCGGGTCTGTCAGTTCCGTGACAACCAGAAACTCCCCGTCCGTGGTCATGAAGTAACCGTCAACCCAAACAACATCCAGCACCACGCCGAGATCTGGGTCTGTAACTTGAGTGAGAGTGCCGTTCCAGTAGTACAACCGGCCACCAGACGCGATGGCCAGACGGTCAAAGCTGTAGTCGAACGTCACCAGGGTGTTGACAGGGCCACCAACGTCGCCCAATACATTCACGGTTCCGTTACTAGCCACGGTCACCAGCTTTGTGCCCATCACTCGGTAGCAGACGCCGTTCCAGTTGATACCGCCACGATCAACACCTGGGCCAGTACCGTTGGCCACAATGCCGTCGCCAGGACGAAGGAAACCGGCTGAGATGCCGGAGTTCTTCGGGACGGGAACTAGGTTGACAGGATAAGAGGTTCGGAGTTCTGGCGTAGTGTCCGCAAAGATTCCGTTGAGGATTGGGATTTGTGCCATGTACTCACCATTTTACTTTTGCCGACCACCAGGCCGCACTCATCTTGCCTTTAGCAATGTTGTCTGCGTGTCGGGCTTTGAATGATTCACGACGAGCCTTTGCTGCCTTAGACTCGCCTTCTTTTTTAGGTGACCCAGTTACACCTTGCTGACCAAAACGAATGGTCTTGATCTTGTCGCCTTCTTTGGCAACTACAACGTGAGATTTCGTTGGGTGTGAAGGTGTCTTTTTGGGCTTGTTAAAACCCTCAACACCAACACGAGCCAAACGTGGGTCTTTTTTTGTTGCCATTACGCGATGCGATACCAGCTGTTAGTTGACTGGACAAAGCGCATACGGAAGAAGTCCTCAGCAGCCAGCGTGCTAGGGTCACCGTACAAAGCGGAAGCTCCGTTTGCGCCTAATGTGAACGAAGTGATCTGCTGCGTAGTCGTGATCAAGACTTCGGTTCCGTCGGGTGTCTGAGTGTTCAGAGGAAGGGTAACCGTACCAGAGGCCAACGTACCAGCGGGTTGAATCAGCATCCATTGCTGTTGGCTTACAGGAGTGGGGACGGAAACGTTAAACCCAGTTCCAGGCGTAGAGATTGAAGTCGCCAAGGTAGGCGCAGCAAACGTCTGCTGGAAATACTGAAGCAACGCACCGATGGGCAAGCGACGAGCATCGCCGTTGTTCGGTGTGTAGACGGGAATCTGGTCGCCAGAGGAAGCCTGAGAAAGCAAAGGCAGTTGGTTAATGTAAGGCATGATGGTTCCTTAGTTGTATTCGATTGCACCGTCTGGGCCAGCCAACGTTGGGTCGACAGGTGGACGGAGGAAAGGGTTGTCGTACACACGCCACGGCTTGTTGCCAGCACCAGAAGGCATTGTGGCAGGCAACTGTTGCTGAGGTGGCATCGTGGCACGTTGTAGCAGAGTGTTGTAACTGTCCTTTGCTACGGCTTTGGTTTCGTTCATCACAACCCTGCCGTAGCTCGGTGCAATGCGTATCCCCAAGTTGGTGATGATTGCTTGGTTAGCAGAATCAGGAACCAAGGTCGGCTCATCAAGGTCGCTGTCTTGCGGGCTACCTGGCAGTGGATAGCCGAGACGAATTCCCTTGCCGTTCCAGTCTGCCATCATCGCATCGAGGCGACGCAGGGCAGCTTGGAGTTGCTCAGGCTGAAGGTCGAATACGTAACTCGCCAAGCCGATTTCCTCAAAGGCTGCGGTCACGAATTGTCTTTTTGAATATGACATTACTTCATCCCTTTTTGATGATTGCGCCAGATAGCAGACACAGCCGATTGCGTTATCCCATAATCAAGACCAATCAATCGCTGAACATCTCCAGAGTTCACACGATCAATTATTTCATGTCGCTGTGCATCTGTCACCTTCGCGTGTCCATGACGCTCACCTTTGGGAAAATTTATTTTAAATAAATCCGACTTTTTTACCGATTCTGAGTGAAATGAACCTTTGCTCTGACGATCTTTTGCAACCTTGTCATGCATGTTATCTTTTGGAGTACCCAACCAAAGATGATTTGGATTGACGCAAGATGGATTATCACAACTGTGACAAACATACATTCCAGCAGGAATTTCACCTTTGTTGATAATGAATGATGCTCTGTGTGCTTTATATGGCTTGCGTTTGTGTTTGACGACGCCATAGCCATTGGAAAGCATCGTACCATTCCAAGGCCAGCAAACATCCTTTGGCAATGCAGGAGTATTACGCGCAACTAGTTGAGCTAGAGTTAAATGCGCGTCTTTATTCATTATTCACCTTTCAGAGCTGCCTCGATTTTAGCAAGCAACTTGCGATCTGAGGTGCGTCCATCAAACGTCAAACCCAATTCAGTCGCTTTTTGTTCTAGCTCGGCACGAGTCACGGGAGTATCTTCTTTCACCGTCTCTACAACTTCAACCTGCGCTTTTTCGGCTTGCTCACGAAGCAAACGATGGTTGATGCCATCAATAGGCTTAGAAGGCTTTTTAACCTTCACGGGCTTTTTGCCCTTCTTGTACTTAGGCTCAAGAACGATTGTTTGCATTATTGCTTCTTCTTCTTAACAGGTTTAGCAGTCTTTGCCGCCGCCTTAAACGCAGCAGCGGTTGGTGCACCCTTAGTGCCAGGCTTACGCATCTTCTCACCAGAGCCAGCTTTGATGCGCTCACGTTTGGCGTGAATGTTTGCGTAGAGACCTTTTTTCATTTGCCAGCCTTTTTCATTGCAGGCTTGGCAGTTGGTTTGGCACGTGAAGCCATGTTCGCCACCTTGGTTGCAGCCATTGCTTGCTGTTTAGCGATAGAAGCAACACGAGCCATGCGAGCACGGTCTGCTTGGATTTCCTGAGCACGTGTCAGGGTTCGCATATCATCTTCGGCTTGCCAGCGTGCGTCCTCTTTCATGGAGACGACTGCAAGTTTAGGTGCTTTGGCTTTCATTTGGCTTTCCTTTTAGGGGCTTTGCTTGGCTTGCCAGCTTTCATGGCAGCTTTACGGGCAACGTTCAGAGCAATAGCGATGGCTTGCTTCTCAGGCTTGCCTGCCTTTTTCTCTGCCTTGATGTTTTTTCCAATCGACTTGGAGCTGTAACCCTTGGCGAGTGGCATGATTATTTCTTGCCTTTTTTGCAGGGCTTCTTTTTGGTGGGTTTCTTCATCATGATGATCTCCTAAAGAAAAGCGGGGAGCCGAAGCCCCCCACCTTATTCAACATTACTGGTTGAACAACAGGATACCTGACATTTCAGGGTTCTTGTTCACAACGCCGAACAATGTATCAAGACGGTACTTGATGGTCATTGAGTCGATGTCGTAGAACTTCTGCATAACCAGTTCCACACCTTGGTCGGTTGTGGCACGCATCACTGCAACGCCAGCGTCGGCGGGCACTGCGTAACGGCCAGGCAGAATCTCCAAGGAGTCTTTTTGCCAGAACACGTTAACTTGCGAAGCGTTCACGTTCAAGAAGGTGATGGCAGCGGCATCGGCAGCGATGGCCACTTCGACGTTCTTGTACTGCAACTGAGCATCGGTGGCAGAACCTTGTGCGCCGATGATCGGAGGAGTGATCGTCATTGTGGTTGCAGAGTCAACAGACACCACGCGGAAGGTCTTGAGTTGACCAGTAGACTGCTTGGTGATGTGATGAACAGCATACACTTCAGCGATAGTGAAAGCGTCGCCAGCAGCCACGTTAGTGGTAGAGGAAACGGTCACGGTCTGGAAGCGGTTGTCCACGTTGATCTGACCACCGACGGAAGTCGAGGTAGCTTGAGGCGTGTAGTTTGCTTGGCTGTTCGAGCCGTTGGTGTCGATGGTGATAGAAGCACCACCAGCGGCAGCAGCCAGGCGGTTAGCGTAGTCCATCTTGTAGGTCTCAAAGCCAGCAACCATGCCGACGTATGAACGCTCATAAGCCTTGTCAGACTTAGCGTTGCCAAACGAACGGGCAGAGCCAACCAAGTTACCAGCCAAACCGTTGTAGTCACGGCTAGACAAAGCCATGAAACGGTCATAGTCAGGCACGCCTTGCTCGTTCATGATGCTGTCGCACAGGGCAACGTCATCGTAGTCACCAGCAGCAGCAGCGATGGGCACAACCAAAGAACCCAAGCCAGCGGCTGCGTTCATGATGGCGATGTTAATGTCGCTTGCCAGTTTCTGCTTGGCAGACTCGCCCAAACGACCTTCCTGAAGTGCGTCACGCAGATCAAGAGAAGTCATTTCCCAAGGCACAGTTTTGCTGTAACCCAAGGTGGCGGGAACGGACAACTGAGTCATTGCTTGGTAAGAACCTGCAATCGAGTTTCCAGGAGTGCTGGAGATCGACTGAGCAATGTAGGGTTGGGGACGCCAGATGGTGTTGTTTGCACGTTCCATCATTGTTTGGTCGGTGTTGTACACAGACACGTTGCGAGACAAAACCAGCGCGTCTTGGAAGCCTTCCAAGAGGTCTTCAAACGCAACGCGCTCTTCTTTACTGAATGAGTTTGCCATGATCGGCTCCTATAAAAATGAAAACTTAACTTTTTGCCGATTGCTTCTGCCGTTTGTACTGGATCACTTTCGTGTAGTTTCCAGTCTTTTCAGCTTCTGCTCTCAGCCGTTCAAGGGTTGAGTCCACTGAACCAGATACGCGACCAGTCGATGTGACCATGCGCTCAGGTGCAGGGGCTGCTTTACGGTTCGTCACTTTCAATTCTTTCTCCAGTTTCGCTACCGCAAAAGCAAACTTTACGGGGTCATCAATCTTTGAGAGCTCGGCTGCCTTCTTTGGATTCTTTCCGAGTGCGTAAATGACCAGTGCCGGATTGTCCGCGCCTTGCAGCACAATGCCTTGTTGCGTAACGTTAAAGAGTTCCTGGGCAACTGCCTCAGCATCTTCATAGTCACGAACCTTTAGCTCGGCTTTCGCCTTGCCGTATCCTTCGAGCTTCTCTTGCCATGCTTTTTGTTGCGCTGCCTCGGCTTGCTTTTGTTTTTCAACTTCAGCATCGACTTGGCGTTTGCGCTCAAACCATCCGGCTAGAGCCTCTTCATACTTGTCGGCATCGTAGTCGTAATCTTCAAGTTTTGGTTTAGCACCTAAGACAACCTGCTTGCGCTCAACTGTCGTGCTCAACTTTGCTTCAAGTTCACGAATGCGTTTTTCCTTTTCACGATTCGCTTTACGCAGCTCTTTCACCCAACTAGGCGCTTGAGCGTGCTCATCGGGAGGTGGCGGTTCCTCACCAATGGAAACGATCACCTCATCTTCGTCATCTTCTTCTTGATCTTCAGCTGGTTCGGATTCTGACTGGTCGCTGACGGATTCTTGCTCATCAGCCACTTGCTCAGTTTCGATTTCCTGTTCCTGCTCGTCGATCACAGTTGATTCGTCGTCGAGGATTTCATCTCCCGTTTCTGCCTTTTTGTTCATCTAAAACCCCATTTAACTCACTCATCAAACGGCTGAGTGGATGCCGTGTGTTTATTTTGCACTAAATTACACTCACCTGACAACTGGTTGCACCTGTTCTCCAAATGCTGCTTGTTGTAAAGCCTCGATTGAGGTGAGTGTAACGTTCTGATCTATCTCGCCAGCTTTCGCCAAAGTCTCGGCTGTGCGGGCACGTGACAGCTCTGCGTCTGCCACCGTCTTGATGGTGTCGGCTCGTGCCTTCGCTGCCTTCGCAACTGCTTCTTCGGCTGCGGCTTGCAGGAAGATTGCGTTCGGGTCTTGCTGTTGACCTTTGGCTTGCATCTCTGCCATCAGTGCTTCGGCTTCTTGCTCGGTGGTTTTCGCATCGCTAATGCGGAACAGCTTCTGACGAAAGTAATCACGAACCTCGCAAACACC